GAGGAGCAGCGGCAGCAGCCGGTCGACGCCGCCAAGGTCGCCGCCAAGGAAGAAGAACTGCGCGGGCAGAACCCCGAGATCAGCGACGACGAGGTCGCCCGGCTGCTGAAGGAGTACGCGCAGGACGAGCAGGCGAACCAAGAAGCGGAGCAGTGGGCCGAGAAGAGCGGCGCGCCCGCCCCAACCCTGCTGCCGTTCCCGACCACCGAGGCGGCGCAGGCCGCCGCCGAGTCCGCCAAGAAGCGCACCGGGCAGGACTACGACGTCGTGCCGCATCCGCTGCTGCACGACAAGTACACCTTCGTGCCGAAGAAGGCTACCGGCGAAACGCCGGCCGCACCGGGGCCGGCCGCCCCGCCGGGAGAGGGCAATGCCGTACAAGAGCCAAGCGCAACGGAGGTGGGCGCACAGCCCGCAGGGGACGAAAGCGCTGGGGGGTCGGGCCAAGGTCCGGGAGTGGGACCAAGCATCCAAGGGCCTGTCACTGCCGGCCAAGGCCAAGGCGGCGATCAAGGTCAAGCAGCCCCGGAAGCTGACGGAGCAGTCCCGCCTCTCGGCAACGATCAGGAAGATGCAGCGGCTACGGGAGGAGGCCCGGGGAACCAAGGTCAAGGGCCGCAGGTAATCGGCGGCGCGCGGACGCCGGGCACCCCCACGCCGGTCGACATCGCGGCCGGCGGCGCCGCGACCTCCCCGGACAACGACCTGCCGACGCCGACGCCGGGCCAGATCGAGGCCGGCAACTACCCGAAGGGCCACCACAAGGTCGGCGCCTTCGACGTGTCGTTCGAGAACCCGGAAGGCTCGCAGCGCTCGAACCTCGACGTCAACCGCCTTCAACAGCTCCACGATCTCCTGCCGACGGACGGGCTGTCCGGCCGCGGCAAGGCCAAGCTCGCCGAAGCGCTTACCGCCGCGCGCAGCGGCGACTACGCTGTCGCGCTGGAGCGAGCGCGCGAGGCGTCGAACCTCGTTCTGTCGCAGCATCAGGCGGTTTCCGAGACGCTGGACAAGATCGACGCGGAGTCGTGGGCGAGCACCATCACGAGCGCGCACTACGGCTACATCAAGGGCACGATCGGCAACGACAAGGACCACATCGACGCCTTCGTGAAGCCCGGCACCGCCGCCGACTACGCTGGCCCGGTGTTCGTGATCGACCAGAAAGGCCCCAATGGCTTCGACGAGCACAAGGTCATGGTCGGCTACGGCTCCAAGCTGGAGGCGATCGGCGCCTACAAGGCGAACTACCCGAAGGGTTGGCAGGGCATCCAAGCCGTGACGGAGGCCACGCAGGAGGAGTTCCTGACGTGGGCCAAGTCGCCGGAGAACACGAAGCGCGGGTACGCGGAGCGGGCCGGAGAGACGACCGCCGGACCCACGCCCGAACCAACGCCCGAGCCGACGCCCGAGCCGACGCCCGAACCGACGCCCGAGCCGACGCCCGAACCGACGCCCGAGCCGACGCCCGAACCGACGCCCGAGCCAACGCCCGAGCCGACGCCCGAGCCAACGCCCGAGCCGACGCCGGAACCGACGCCGGAACCGACGCCGACGCCGGAGCCTCCTGCGCCGCAGCCGGAGGAACAGCTTTTTTGGGAAGAGGTCGACGGCAAGCTGCGCACCAACGCGCCGGAGATCACGCACGTCACGCAGAAAGGGAAGACGCTGCACGGCGTATCGTGGCCGGCGCCGAGCCTGTTCGCGGCGAAGCGAATCGACAAGTTCACATGGAAGCTGCGCGACGGCGGGTTCTTCATCCGCATGGAGCACGTCACGCGCCCGGACGGCGTCACGACGCCCCAACCGCAACCGGAGCCGACGCCGGAGCCGACGCCAACGCCGCAACCGGAGCCGACGCCGGAACCCACGCCAACCCCGACGCCGGGGCCAACGCCGGAGCCGACGCCCGACGAAGAAAAAGCGCTGACCATCGGGCGCGCCAAGAAGGCGTGGAAAACGCTGTTCGAGCAGATGGACGAGGACGAGAAGGCGCTGTTCGCCAACCCCGAGTGGAAGATGGCGGACGGAATGCCGCACGTCATCGGGTCCGAGGAGGCGGTCTATCACTTCTTCCTGCTCGACCGCCAGATCCTGTGGAAAGACGGCTACTCGTCCGACAAGGCGAAGCGGCGCATCCTCGGCAAGCAAGAGCGCGAGGACCCGATCGGCGATATGCTGACCAACCTCGATCAGTCGGGGCTGGCCAAGCTCCTCTATGACGGTCTGGACTATCAGCCGACGTCCGATGATTGGCCGGAGATCCTGCCCGACAACATCGTGCGCATCGCGGTCGACCCGAAGCACCAGCAGCACATCGAGCAGCGGCTGAAGGCGCACTCCTTCCGCGTGACCGATCGCTTGGTCCCGGCCACGCCCGAGGGCGAGGTCGGCAAGATCACCGTCTCGGCGATCTACAAGGCGCAGAAAGCCGACATCGGCGACGTCGGCGGGAAGATGGCGGGCGGGCGCAAGGAGCCGCCCAAGGTGGACGTCGGCGACCCCAAGGATTCCGACGAGGAGTTCGTCGACAAGCTGCTCGCGTCGATCTCCCGCTCGAAGCTGCTCGACCCCGACATCAACCACGGCACGTTCGGGTCGTTCATGTTCCGCGAAGCGATGGGCGAAGCCATCGCCCACGCCACCAACTGGCTCGGCGCGAAGTTCGCCACGTCGCGCACGAGGGGCAAGCCCACCGAAGCCTTGGTGGAGGCGGTCAAGAACGGCCAGAAGGACGCCATCATCACCTCCGCGCGCCTGTACGCGGAGCGGCTGCAACTGCTGGCGACGACCATGGCCGGGCCGGAGAACGTCGCCGATCTGGCGGCGGCGCTGCGCGAGGTGTACGTCAAGGACGGGACGCGGACCCCGGCCGGCGTCGAGCTGGAAAGGCTGATGCCGACGGAATACCCGGAGTCGCTGATCAATCGCTTGGAGGCGCTGTACGCCCCCAACGAAGAATCGACGGACCAGACCAACCGCGCCGTCAAGAAGGACCCGCGCATCCCGCCGCGGCTGGAGTCTATCGTTCGGCAAGGACTCCCCGACCGCAGGAGCGGGCGCAACATCGACGCCGAAGCGGACTTCAAGGACACCTTCAAGTTCCGCGGCGTCGAGTTCGGCAATTGGGTGAATCAGGACGAGCGTCAGGAGAACCTGAACCTCGGCTACGACGCATTCTTGGATCTGGCCGACGTCATCGGCGCCCAGCCGGGCGCGATCGGCATCGGCGAAAAGCTCGGCATGGCGTTCGGCGCGCGCGGCCGCGGTCGCGCGTCCGCGCACTACGAGCCGGCCAACAACGTCATCAACCTGACCAAGAACAAGGGCAACGGCACCGTAGCGCACGAATGGCACCATGCGCTGGAGGAACGGCTGCGCGGCACTGGCGATGGCAACAGGCTCACCGAGTCCCTGCGCCGCCGCCTGAAAAGCAAGATCAACATCGGCGCGCTGGACGCGCGCATCCGCTCCATCCTGCAATCGGAGCACGCCAGCCCCAGCGATCGCAACACCCCGCCCAAGGACGCTGCGCTCAACTTCCTGCTCGAACGCAAGTACATGAGGGGAGTCGATTCGCTGGTGGATGACACCAGCTTCTACCGCAACGCGCTCGAATTGGACTCCGGCGGGAACAAGGCGTATTGGGCCACGCCGCACGAGCTGGTGGCGCGCGGCGCCGAGTCCGCCGTGTTCGACAAGGTCAAGGGCGGCTCGCCCTATCTGGTCGGCCCCACCGTGCGCGAAGCGGCGATCTCGAAGAAGAACGGCTATGCCGGCACGGCATACCCGACCGGCAGCGAACGCAAAGACATCGTCGGCGTGTACGAACAGTTCTGGTCGCAGATCGACTTCGACGCGGCACAGGCGAAAACGTACAAGCCGAAAATCGAAATTCGTACCGACGCCCGCGGCCGGTTCCACCTGTTCGACCAGATGGGGCGCAAGTGGAACGACGAACCGATCCTCGACAAGAACAAGGCAAAGATGGCGGCCGGCAACGTCGAGAGCGGTTCCATCGGTGTCGGCCCCGAGGTCGCGTTCGGCCCGTGGGAGGCGCACGCTGCCGAGGCCGATCGCATCGCGTGGGACCTGCAACAGCGCATCGACGAGATCATGAAGGAGCTGGGCATCAGCCAAGCTCCCGAGCTGAAGAACGGCTCCATGGCGGAGTCGATGTTCTATCACATGAGGCTGGGCTGGTTCCCCAAGAACAACGACGACCTTACCGAATTCGCCAAGACGGCGTTTCGCACCAACGACCTCGATCGCCTGAAGCTCAAGCAGGCGCAGGAAGACTTCGAGGCTGCGCTGGCGCGCTTCGCCGGGCAAACGATCACCGACATCAAGGGGCGCGGCGGCGACCCGCGGGCGGTGTTCGACGCGATGGTCGAGTTCTACAAGAAGCAGCCCAACCTGAACATCCGCACCACGACCTCAATGCAGAATCAGGGGTACTCGACGCCCCTGCCGATTAGCTGGATCACGACGCTCTTGGGGCGCGTCGACAACAGGACCGTCGGCTACGAGCCGACGGCCGGCAACGGGCTGTTGTCGGTCGGCTTCAACCCGGCCAAGGTGATCATGAACGAGCTGGAGCCGCATCGGGCTGCCAACCTGCGCCTGATGGAGTGGGCGCGCGTGCATGAGGGCGATGCGCTGACCGCGGAAGAGCGCAAGGTGTTCCTGCCGCAGGAGGCCGACGTTGTCGTGGCCAACCCGCCGTTCGGCGCGCTGGCGCGCGAGCAGGAGGTCGACGGCTACAGGATCCGGGCGATCGACCAACTGATCGCCGCGAAGGCGCTGGCCGCGATGAAGGACAACGGGCGGGCGGTGCTGATCTTGGGGGCCAACCGCGACGCCGGAGTGATTTCGGCGCGCGACCGCGTGTTCTTCAACTGGCTGTACGCGCACTACAACGTCGCCGACCACTTCGAGGTCGACGGGAAGCTCTATCACCGGATGGGCGCGGATTGGCCGATCCGGGTGGTGGTGATCGCCGGACGGCAGGCCAGCGACAAGCTGTCTCCCGATAGCGGCGTCATCGACCGTGTCAACACGCACGACGAATTGTGGAGCCGTTATGTTCAAGCCTACGATCGTAGCGAAAAAATCTTGGTGGGTTCCGTCCGCACGGAGGGTGCTGCTGGCGGTGCCACTGACCAACCCGGAGCTGTACCCGGAGGCGATCAGGGACAAGGTCCGGTCCTTGGTGGAGAAGGTGCCACTGGCGGAAGCGCAGGAGGCGGCACGGACGGCGCTGGGGGATTGGGCGGACCTCCAATCTCTGGACAGCCCGGAGGAAGTGGTGGCAGCACTGCTGGGGGACCCGCGGGTGAGCCGCCTGCTGGAGTCGGGGGACCCGGCGCAAGCGGACCCGGCCGACCCGGAGGACGCGCTGGAGGCCGTGGCGGAGCAGGAGGGCCTGTCGCTGGCGGATCTGGCGGAGGCGGTCCCGGCCTAGGCGGTCTGACCAACGCCGACATCGACAACCTGTTCGGCGACGGCCCGACCGACAAGCCCAAGAAGAAGGGTGGTGCTGCGACCCCCGGCAAGAAGGGTGGGGCCAAGGGCGAAGGCGCGGCGCCCACCAAGGTCAAGTTCGAGAAGGGCAAGCCGGCGGAGGTCCCGCCGCCCGCCGAGGCGCCCTACGCATCGCCGCTGCCGGCGCCGGATGCGTGGCGCGCGACGGTGCTCGACCTCATCAAGGCGCGGCCGTTCTTCAGCGAGCTGCGCATCGACCCCGCTTACGGCAAGTGGCAGCTCGACGCCGATCGCACCCTGCGCTTCAGCTTCTTCTCCATCCACGAAGCGCGTCCGGGCATGGCGAAGTGGGTCCCGGGGCGCAAGCCGGAGTACCTGCAACTGCATGGCGTGGAGCACAGCAACGGCACGTTCGAGACGATCGAGGGCGGGCTGTATCAGGTTGGCGCGCTGCGCCTCGGCGTCACGCAGATCGCCAAGACGCCGCAGGCGCTGAACGACGAGGCCAAGGAGGCCAAGGGGGCGCTGCTCGACCTCTTTGGCGCCAAGTTTTCCCTGAACGATCCGGGACTCGACATCGACAATCAGGTCTACCAGAAGGCCAAGCCGCACTTCCAGAAGGTGTGGGACCGCATCGCCTCCGAGATCGTGGAGGTGGCCGCGCGCATCAAGCAGTTCATCGCGGAAATGGTCGCGGAGTTCTCCGACCGCATCAAGCCGTACCTCAAGGCGTTCGTGCTGGAAAAACGCGACGAGGCGACCTATCGCCCGCCGTTTGGCAAGTCGGTGATTACGGAGCCTCTGGAGGAGTCCGATCTACAGGTGCCATACGAGACGCGCTCGAAGCGCGGCATGGACGGCATCTACTCTCCGCGCGATCAGGCGCGCGCGATCCAGCGCGCGCTCGACAACGTCGAAATGAAGTACGCCTCCGAGTACCCGGGCGGCATCGACCAGATGGTGCAGAGCGAGCTGGGCTACGATTCAGTCGAGGAAATGTGGTACGGCCCCAGCAAGGATCCGAATTCACAGGACGGGCTGGGCGCCTACCAGATCGACGCGATCGCTCTGGCGGTCGACAAGATGAAGTCCGGCGAGGGCTTCGTCATCGGCGACGACACCGGGGTGGGCAAGGGCCGCACCGCGGCGGCGCTCATTCGCTGGGCCGCGCGCAAGGGGAAGATCCCCATCTTCCTCACGGTGAAGGACGACCTCTACACCGACATGGTGCGCGACCTCAACGACATCGGCTCGCGCGAGTTCCCGTTCCACATCACCAACAACGACGTCGACGTCTTCGACAATTCCGAGGTGTCCAGCAACAGCAAGGGCGAGCTGAAGGCCAAGGTCGTCTACAAGGGCAGCCCGGCCAAGGCGCGCGCGATGCTCGACCACGTCATCGAAAAAGGCGAGCTGCCGGACGGCGCCCAAGCCCTGTTCACGACGTACTCGCAGTTCAACGACGAGAAGAACTCGGCGCGGCGGCGGGACGCCCTGCGCAAGCTGGTTGCGTCCAACAAGGCCGTCTTCATCATGGACGAGTCGCACAACGCTGCCGGCGAATCGAAAACCGGATCGTTCTTCCAATCGCTGTTGACCGGGACGGGCCTTGCGGATGCCGGCTTCCCGCTCGCCGACGGCTGGCAGGAGCCGCCGACCGTCTATCTGTCGGCCACCTTCGCCAAGCAGCCGAAGAACTTGATGATCTATCAGCGCACCGACATCAAGCACATCGGCCAAACGCAGGACGATCTCCTTGCCACCTTCCTGAATGGCGGGCCGCTGCTACAGCAGGAAGTGTCGAAAATGCTGGTCGAGTCCGGGCAGATGATCCGGCGCGAGCGCTCGTACCGCAACGTCAAGATCGACTACGAGGTCGACAGCGACCACGCGCCGATCACCAACAGGTACGTCGACGAAGTCACGGACGTCCTGCGCGCCATCGTGCGCGCAGACCGCGCGTTCGGCGAGGCGTTGAAAACGCCGGCCTACAAAGCCTATCTCGCCGCCAACGTGCTGCCGCAGGGCGCCACCGGAGGCATGAAGCCGGCCGAAATCAGCAAGAGCGTGGAGCACGGGCTGTTCACGTCGGTCGTTCACAACTCGATCAGCCAACTGCTGTTGTCGGCCAAGCTCGACTTCGCGGTGCAAAAGACCATCGCCTCGTTGAATGCCGGCGAGAAGCCGGTGCTCACCCTCCACAACACCATGGAGGCGATGCTGAAGGAGTATGCCGAAAACGCGCAACTGGCGAAGGGCGCCGAAATGCCCGACTTCGGTTGGAGGGCCGTAACGCAGCGCGCGCTCGACGGGACGCGGCACATCAGGTTCACGACCAAGCTCGGCGTTAAGATGAAGGTCAGGGTGCCGATGGAGCATATCGACGCCACGGCGATCCCGGAGTACAAGGCGGCGCAGGAGAAGATCGAGCGGTTGATGGTGAAGCTGTCGGCGGCGCCGATCGACGAAATGCGCCATCGTCTCGGCCAATACGTCTGGTATCTCGACGACCAGAAGCGGCGGGTGTTCGTGCTGCCCAAGGACGCGCCGGCCGGAGTCGAGACGCATCCGTTGCAAATGGCGGAACTCACCGGGCGGAGCAATTCCGTCGACCTGTCCGGCAAGGTTCCCAAGCTGTCCTCGCGCTCCGACCCCAGCAATGTCGACATCGTGCGCGGCTTCAACGACGGCGCCATCGACGTAGTGCTGCTCAACTCCGCCGGAGCCACCGGGATCTCCCTGCACGCCTCGGTCAAGGCCAAGGATCAGGCGGTTCGGCATATGTTCGTGCTCCAACCGTCGCCGGACATCAGCATCTTCAAGCAAACGCTGGGGCGCATCTTCCGCACCGGGCAGGTCGAGTACCCGCTGTTCACCGTGCTGTCGTCGGCAACGCCGGCCGAGCGGCGGCCGATGGCGATGCTGCGCAAGAAGATGAAGTCGCTGCTCTCCAACACTTCGGCGACCAACCGCGCCGCCACCGACGTCGACTCCTCGGACTTCATCAACATTTACGGCGACCAGATCGTTCATCAGTGGCTGGCCGAGCATCCCGAGCAACAACAATTCCTGTCGCCAAACTTCGACCCGGGATCCAGCCCGGAAGAGGCGGAGGCGGACACTGCCCTGAAAATTTCCGGCAAGGCCGGGCTGCTGTCGATCGAGGACCAGCAACTGTTCTTCGATGAGGTGGCCGAGAACTACGACGACGAAATCGCGCGCCGGAACGCGCTCGGGACCAATCGGCTGGAGCGGCGGGTGCTGCCGCTCGACGCGGTTCCGATCGAACAGTCGCTGCTGGTGGAGGGCATCGACAACTCCGGCGCGTACCCGCTGCGCGACGACGCCCTGCTGAACAGGATGGACGTGCAGGTCGTCGGCGTGCCGCCGCGGCCGCAGGAGGTGCGCAAGGCCGTGGAGGACGCGCTGGCCGGGCGATCGCCGGCCGACGTCATCAAGCAGATCGAAGCGGATCTGAAGCTGGCCTATGACGAGTCGATCAATCAGCTCATCCTGAAGCAGCAGGAGTACACGGCCGCCGCGGCCGACGCGGCCCGCACCGAGCGCGAACGCGCCGAGTACGGCAGCAAGCTGATGGCGGTGAACGCGCAGATCGCCAAGGCCGGCGACATCAAGATGAAGGCGATCGAGCTGCTGCGCCGATTCCCGATCGGCGACGGCGGGATCATGCGCCACAACGACGTCGAGGCGTTCGCCACGGTGATCGGCTATCGGGTCAAGCCCAGCAAGGCGGGCAACCCCTACGCCCTGTCCAAGATCTCCGTGGACTTCCTGCGCAACATCCCCGACGGGCACATCAACATCCCGCTGTCGCAGATCGAAAAGGCGCACGATCTACAGGGCGGCTCTTGGCGCTCGCCGGTCGACTACGACTTCGAGTACCGCGACCGCGATGCCGCTGCCGGCCGGCGCGAGGTGATGATCATCACCGGCAACATTCCGGTCGCCATGAACGAGACGGGCGGCTCCGGGGAGATCATCAGCTTTACCACGCGCGCGCCGCAAGATGGTCCGTCCACCGGCCTGTTGATGCCGCGCAGCTTCAACCCGACCAATCTGGCCAAGCAGGACTACTCCCTGCGCTATGCCCAGCAGATCAGCGATCTGCTGCTCGCCGTGCAGCACGCCTTCGCCATGGACGGTGGGCGCGGCAGCGATGCCGACCGCATCAAGGGGGTGCGTGGGGGCAAGGAGGCGCCCGATCTCGGCAGCAACGAGCAGGAGCGCAAGCCGTACCTGTTCGAGGTGTTCTCGCGCGGGCGCGTGGTGCGGCTGCGCCCCAACACTTGGTCGCCCAACTTCACGCTGTCGATCGAGGCCGACCGCGGCAAGAAGTTCAAGAGGGACAAGGGCCTGCAAGCCATCGTCGGCGACCTGTCCATGCGGCGCGGCGCGCGCGACATGGAGGCGATGGTAAGGCCGGAGGATGTCGAGGCGCTGGTGCGCTACCTGCGGCAGCAGATGCCGCTCTACATCATCAACTCGAAGGCCGACTTCGCGCGGCAATTCGCGCCGGCCACTACCGCGCCCAACACCAAGCTGTCGGTGGCCCCGTCCGCGGGGAAGGGCACCAAGGCGGCCGACCTGAAGAAGGCGCTGGCGCCCATCGTCACGGGCTGGAAGGGTGGGCCGCGCATCCGCATCGCGCAAAGCGTGCAAGACGTCCCGTTCAAGGTGCCCAATAACACGCGCGGCGTGTTCTATCTCGGGCAGGTCTGGCTGGTGGCCGACAACATCGCGGACGCCAACATCGCGCAGTTCGTCATGCTGCACGAGGTTGCCGGGCACTACGGGCTGCGCGGCATCTTGGGCGACCGCCTCGACCAGTGGATGGAGCGCATCTACCGCGACAACGAGCGGGTGCGCACCGTCGCCGACAAGAAGATCGCCGCCTACAAGCGTGCCGGGGTCGAGCTGTCGATCGCCGGAGCCGCCGAAGAGGCTCTGGCCGACATGGCCGGGCGAAACGAAACGGCCAACCTCAAGGGCTGGAAGATGCTGGTCGCCGCCATCCGGCAGGCCCTGCGGCAGCTCGGGTTCACGCTGCGCCTGAACGACAGCGACATCCTGCTGTTGCTGGCCGAGGCCAAGCGCTACGTCGAGAAAGGCGCGCCGCAGCCGCCCGCACAGGCGCCGGCCGGGGCGCCCGCCGCCAAGCTATCGCTGGGGAGCGATCTGGTCAGCCGGGCCATGCAGGAGATCTACGACAGCGTCTCCTCGGCCAAGCAATTCAACTGGCTCCACCGCAGGGTGGCCACGCAGTACCACAAGGCGCAGATCAACCCGCTGTTCCGCCCGGTGTTCCGCGCGGCGCAGGACTTCCTGCAAGACGTCGCCGGGATGGCGCACGCCTCGGCCGATGAGGCCGGCGAGGACATCCTGCCCCGCCTCGGCCGGGTGTCCGACGTGTTCAAGAACATCACCAAGACCAAGCAGATCGACAACGATCTGGCGGCGGCCGGCAAGGCCATTTGGGCGGCCACGCTGGGCGAGGTGCGCCCGAGCGATCAGGAGCTGCGGCAAGGGTTCTCGGTGACCGCCAAGGATGCGGCCGGCGTGATCGGCGTCATGACCGTGCCGGCGCTCACCGACAAGCAAGTGGACTACTACAACAACGTGCGCGCGGCGATCGACCTGTCGCTCGATCAGGTGGCGACCTCGGAAATGGTGCGGATGGTGCGCACCAAGAACTACCCGGGCCTGAACGTCGCCCTGTCCTACGCCAAGGATCACCCGGAGAGCGGCTTCGGCGCGCTCTACCAAGCGCTGCACGACTTGGCCGCCGACCATCGGCTGGCGGGCCGGATGGACGAGGAGGCCGACGTCAGCAAGACCATCGCCGAGCTGGAGAAGATGAACGATCGCATCGAACAGCTCAAGGCGCAGGGTTACGCGCCGCTGATGCGCTTCGGCCAGTACACGGTGACGGTCACGGAGGTGCGCAACGGACTAGCCCCGACCACGCTCTACTTCGGGATGTTCGAGTCGAAGCGTGACGCGAACCGGATGCACCGCGACATGAAGGACCTGTATCCGAATGCCACGGTCACGCTTGGCACCATGGACGAGGAGAGCTGGAAGCTCTATCGCGGGCTGTCGCTCGATTCGCTGGAAGCGTTCGGCGCGGCCTCGGGCCTCGGTGCCGACAATATGTTTCAGGATTACCTGAAGCTGGCCGTGTCTTCGCGTTCGGCGATGAAGCGGCTGATTCAACGCAAGGGCGTGCAGGGGTACGAAGAGGACCTGCGGCGCGTGCTCGCCGGGTTCATCACCTCGCAGGCCCGGCTGGCGGCGCGTAACTACCACTTCAAGGAAATGGTCGACGCGCACGAGCGCATCCCCAGCACTGCCGGGGACGTGCGCACCGAGTCGGCCCAGCTCATCGGCTACATCCAGAACCCGGTCGAGGAGGCGCAGGCGGTCCGCGGCCTGCTGTTCGTCAACTTCCTCGGCGGGTCGGTGGCGTCGGCGCTGACCAACATGACGCAGCCGATCATGATGACCCTGCCGTACCTGTCGCAATTCTCCAACCCGATCAAGGCAGCGGCGGCCCTGAAGGACGCGCTGGCGATTGCCGGCGGCGGCGTGGCCAAGGACCCCGATCTGCGGGCGGCCATGGACAAGGCGGCGGCCCAAGGGATCACCGAGCCGCAGGAGCTGCATCAGCTCTACGCGGAGTCGATCCGCGGCCTCGGCTCCAGCCTGTGGGCGCGCAAGGGCCTGCGCGCGTGGGGTTCCATGTTCGCGCTGGCGGAATCCTTCAACCGGCGCATCACGTTCGCCGCGGCCTATCAGCTCGCGCGCAGTCCAAACGCGATTCAGGAGATCAACGGTCAGCGGACGGCGCGCGGGTTGCCGCCGTTCGGGACGGCGTTCGATTTCGCCGAGAACGCCGTCGAGGACACGCAGGGTATCTACAACCGCGGGAATCGCCCGAATTGGGCGCGCGGGCCGATCGGCGCCACCGTGTTCACGTTCAAACAGTTCACCATCGCGTACTTGGAGTTCCTGACCAGACTGCCGGCGCGCGAGCGCATCTTGGCGGCGTCCATCCTGTTCTTGGCCGCCGGGCTGCAAGGGATGCCGGGCGCCGACGATCTGGAGAACCTGATCGACACGATCGGCCAGCTCATGGGGTACAACACCAACAGCAAGAAGGTCTTGCGCGAGGGCGCGGTGAAGATCCTCGGCGAGTCGCTGGGCGGCCTCGTGACGCACGGAATTTCTGGCATCCCCGGGGTCCCCTTGGACGTCCAAGGCCGTCTCGGCCTGCACCAGATCATCCCCTTCTCCGGCGCCTTCAAGCCGTCCGACCCGGACAAGAGCGCGCAGTACGCGCACGCCATCGGCCCGGTCGGCGGCCTGCTCACCCAAGCCTCGCGCGCGGTCGAGGCCGCGCAGGCCGGTGAGTGGGGCAACTTCTTCCGGCAGGGCACGCCGATCGCCATCCAGAACGCCTTGAAGGGTGTCGATATGTGGCAGACCGGCGTCTACCGCGACCTGCGCGGGCGCAAGGTCATCGACGTGACCGCGGGCGATGCCATCCTCAAGACGCTCGGCATCCAGCCGCAGGACGTCGCCTTCGCCCAGCGGGCGCAGAACGACGTGCAGCAGGACATCACCATGGTCCGCACGGTCGAGGGCAACATCGCCGACCGCTGGGCGCGCGGCGTCCTGAACCAAGATCAGGAGGAGGTGCAGGCGGCCATCCGCGAGCTGTTCGCGTGGAACCTGCGCAACCCCGAGGCGAAGATCTCCATCACCCCGCAGCAGATCCGGTCGCGGGTGCAGCAGGCGCTGCTGGACAGGTCGACCCGGACCATCAAGAGCGCCCCCAAGGAGCTGCGCCCGTTTGTGCGGCAGTCGCTGGAATGATCCGGTATGTCTATGCCCCGGCCGCGGTCGGGCTGCTGTTCGTGGAGCCGACGTCGATCGCCAGCGCGCTGGTATTCGTGACGCTGTTCGTGCTGGTCGCGCTGGCGGCCGACGCTTGGGTGGCTAGATCTCGCCGCGCTCGCGCAGGTAGGCGTGGAGAAGGGTGAGCTTCGCGGTTTCCAATACACCGGCCGCGAACGTCTCTTCGATGTTGCCGATCCCGAATGGAGACGGCGTGCCGAAGTCGCCGCCACCCAGCACGAGGACGGCGTACTCCGGCTCCTTGATTTCCTTGTGGTCGATCGCCCGCGCGATCTTGCGCAGCACGTCCGCCACCGACTTGCACGAGTCGAACTTGGTGCTGATGAGCTTCAATTCGGCCGACACCATTCCTCCTTGGACAGTTCGACCGCGGCCTGCGTCCGGTTGTCGACGCCGACAATGTCGAGGATCGCCCGGACGTGCGACTTCACGGTCCCGTACTTGATGTTGAGGGCCGTCCCGATCTGGCGGTTGGACATCCCCCTCGCCAGCAAGGCGGCCACAGCCGCCTGCCGCGCCGTGAGTCGTGGGCCGATCATGACGCCAGCTCCACGACCTTCTTCTTGTTGGTGGTGCTGCGCGCCGTGACCCGCTCGTAGCGCATGGCGACCGGCAGCTTGGGGATCGGGAACAGCTCAGATTCCGCGGCCTGCAACTTGGTGATCGCCCGGCGCTCGCAGAATGCCCGGATGGCCGCCTCTGTCTTCGCGTACTGCTCGCTCGCCAGCACGCCCAGCCGCTTGGTGAGCATGGCGTCCCGCAGCACCAGAGCCGCCCGGTCGGCGTTGTGGTCGATGACGCCAGACCGCATCGCCACGCCCATCCGTTCGAGCTGTTCGCGGTTCGACTCCGTGTACCACGCCCGCGCGAAAGCGGCCGCCATGGCGATCGTGATCAGCTTGCCGGACGCCCGGTTGACCGCCCGGAAGTGCCGCGCGTAGTCGATGCCGCCGCGATAGAACTCGTACCACTTGTTGGCGATCTCCGGCGGGACCATGTGCTTCGCCTGCGTGCCGGTGACCAAGAACTTGGCGAGCGAGGCTGTGACCGGGTCCGTCTCCCAGCCGACATAGTGCGCGACGTCCTTGTAGTCGCGCGACAGCCCGCTGTCGACCGCGACCACGTCCTCCGGCGACACGCCGCGGCTGACCATGATCAGGACCGTGCAGCCGGACTCGACGATCGCCCACATCCGGTGCTGGCCGTCGATCAGGTGCCCGCCGGAGTCGAAGGCGATGCCTTGGTGCGTCGGCCGCCACAGGCCGGCCTTCATCTGCGCGGCGTAGTAGTCCACCCGGGCCTGTCGCACGGAACGGTTGCCTTCCATGGACTCCAGATACAAGGCCGCCGTCTTCGGGTCGATGTTCTCCCACTTGGACGAGATCATGCGGCCTCCTGCATCTTGGTGCGCAGCGCCGCGGCATCGGCGCGCAGCGCGGCCTTGAGGTCGTCGGCGCAGGTCAGCCCGTTGATCAGGTCCGTGGCAACGTCGAGCGCGTCGACCGTCTTCGCGCCGGCCAGCGCTGCCTTGACGTAGTCGAACGACAGGCCGGCATCCTTGGCCGGCTCGGCCGGCTGCTCGGCCGGCGGCGTGGTTGCCGGCTGCTCGACCGGACGCGCCTTCAGCCGGGCCGTGGCGTTCCGGTACGCCTTCTCGGCGTCCTTGCGCTCGCCCTCCGGGAGCTTGCGCGCCAGCTCGACAGCGGCCGTCAGCTCGGCCTCGGTGGCGGCGGCGTCGAAGGCGGCCACCACCCGCTCGACCGTGGTGGTGGACTTCAGCCGGTCCAGAACCCGGTCGGACTTGGACGTCTTGGCCGGCTCCTGCACGACCGTGCCGGTCACCTCGATCTCCACGTCGGCCAGCTCCTCGACGCCGGCCATGCCGCGCAGGATGTCCGCCGCCGCGTCCCGGGCGGCGAACCAGAACGCCCGCCACGCGAGCTGGCGGTACGGGTAGAGCTGCCACGGGCCATCCTTCTCCCACAGCCGGGCGCGCTTGGCGTCCTCGATCGAGAAGGTCCGGGTCACCGGGACCCGGCCGCGGCGAGCGATGGTGCAGCTCGCAATCCCGGTCTGGCGGATCTCGTCGATGTCGCGCTCGTCGATCTGGCACCCCTTGTTCAGCAGCATCGCCTTGCCGGCGTCACCGTAGATGCCCGGCTTGCCGTTGATCACGGCGATGCACTGGATCGCCTGCAAGGGCTTCATTTCCAACTCGGCGCCCCACTGCATGGCGAGAAAGCAGTTCCCCGGGTTGCCCTGAAACGACTTGGGCACCATGGTGGAGCTGGCCAGCATCCCGGCCAACTCCATGGCCTCGGCCAGCGTGGTCGGCGCGAAGCTGAAGGTCGTCGGCGCCGGCATCATCGCCGCCGCGCCCGGCACTGCCGTGGTCGGCAGGTTGGTCACTTCCGTGTGGTCGTTCACTGGTCCTCCGTGATGGTGAAGCCGCGGGCCTTCGCCCACTCCGAAAGGGTGTCGTCAGAAAACACTGCGGCGGGTTCGAGGTTGTCCGCGATCCACTCGATGGCCGTAGCCAGCAAGGAATCGGGGTTGAAGATCGAGCGCGCGAAGGCGTCCTTCGCGTGAGTCCATTCCGGGTCGAGGCGCGGCATCAGCTCTCCTCCTTGGGGGTCTTCGCCGTCAGGAGCTGGCGAAGCGCGGTCAGGGTGTACTCCCGTGCGGCGGCCGCCTCCTCCGAGAACTCCTCGAAGCCGGCCGGCTTGGTCGCCTCGACGTCGGCGATCACTTGCTTGATCCGCTCCGGCGTCTCGTTGACCATCATGACCGCGATCGAGTACAGCTTGGCGATGCGGTCGCGGAAGCCCTTGACGCGCGCGTCGGCGACGGCCTTGCGCTGCTTCCGCGCGGCCTCCTTCTTGTCCTCCTCCGCCTTGATCACGGCGTCGAGCGGGGCCATCATGCCGGCGATCGCTTCCGCGGCCTCGGCGGCGCCGCCGTCGATCTCGCGCGCACGCTTGATCACGCTCTCCTTGAGCGACCGCCGCTCGGCCTCGACCCGCGCGAGGATATTGCGGTATGCGGCGCGCGTGCTGACCGCGGCCGCCATGCCCTTCGCGGTGGCGACGTCGATCCCCGCGTCGGCCGCATCCTTGACCGCCTCGGCTTGCACGCGGAACTTGTAGAATTCGCTGCTCATCATTCCCCCTTCGGTTTGGTGATGCGGGCCTCGACATATTCGGTGTCGGCAACCGTGTAACCCTTCCGCGTGACCCGCTTCCGCGTCAGCTTGCCGCCGTTGTTCAGCTCCAGAACGGCGGCCTCCTTCATCTTGTCCAGCAAGTGCGCCTTCGCGGCCGACGCCACGCTCTCGTAGGCGTCCACCTTGCGCTTGGCCTCCAGCAGGACGTAGAACCAGTGCTCCGCGTCGGCATCGCCCGGGACGATCGTCCCGTCGGTGCCGGGGTAGACCCGCTGCAACACCTGTTGCGCCCGCGGCGCGTCCAGATCCAGCGGCGGCGGCACGCCCTTGAGCACCTGATAGAACCAGAAGTCGTGCGTGGCCTCGACAATCAGTTCCCGCCAGTCCTTGGACGACTCGATCTCGAACAGCCGCAGATCGTCGCCGCCGAAGTAGGCCGCCACCGTCCACACCGGATAGTCCTTGACCAGCATATAGGCGTGCGGCTGCGGCAAGTAGTAGTCGGGGATCTCGTCCGACCCCTCCTCCCCCCAATGCTTGGCGGCGCGCGAGCCGACGTTCTTGCACTCGACGCCGCGGTCCTCGCCGACCACGTCGCGGTCGATGTGGATGGTCAGCCATTCGTACTTGGGGTTGACCAAGGTCAAGTTCGAGCGCCGCAGCTTCACCTCGCGCCCCCACTTGCGCGTCATCTTGCTCGCCGCGAGCGCCGCGATGCCGTCTTCCAGCACGTTGCCCGCCTCGACGGCGAAGTTCTCCGACAGGTCGGGCCTGTCCAGCGTGCCGCGCTTCTCGTGATAGAGTTCGAGAGCCGTCTTGTAGGGATTGAGGCCGAGGATCGTGGCCACGTCAGAGCCGCCGATCTTGCGTGCCTGCAATTGTTCCTGTGTAAGTGCCATTCTCGATCCTTTCGTTAGTGCCAGCGCCAGCTTATGGCGATCAGCACAATGAGCAGGAGCAGCCAGAACCACGTCTGCGTTCTCATCGCGCCACCCCGGGCGGAGCCGGAAAATCGACCTCGACGCGCGCACGCTCGACGTCGGTGAGCCTCGTCTTGGCCTTGCGCAGCTCGGCGCCATAGTGCGCGACCGCGCTTCGGTAGTACGCGACGTCCCACTGCGCCTTGCGCAAGCGGTGTCGCCAAACCAGCAACCGGATGAATTGCGTCATCATGCCTCTGCCAACAGGACTAAGCCTGTAGGTTGCCCTAGGGGACAAGCGGTGTCAACCCCCTGTGCGAAATATTTTTTGCCCCGGGGGTCTTGACGATGCGCGATTCGTCGCTCATCATGCGAGCCATGACCCTGCACGACTACATCGGCCGGCTGACCCCCGACGAGCGCCGCGCATTCTGCCGCCGCTCGAAGACCAGCACGGACTACCTGTCCAAGATCCTCTCCGGGACCAAGAACCCGGGGTTGGAGAAGTGCGTTCAGATCGAGAAGGCGAGCGGCGGCGCGGTCAGGTGTGAAAGCCTGAACCCGAGCCTGCCGTGGCGCTACCTGCGCAACCGCTGATGCCGCGCCGACAGCTCTTCTGGTACGCGCGCGACGTCGAATCGTTCGAGCGCGACACCCAAGGGCTGAACCTGACCGAAGTGGGCGCTTACAACCGCCTCCTCGATGCGTACTACAGAACGGGCGGCAACCTGCAAGCAAATGCTTGCGACTTGCTTCGCGTTTGCCGCGCCATTTCGCCCGAAGAACAGCAGGCCGTGGAGAGGGTGGTTAGCGCTTACTTCACGGTCGAGGACGGGATGCTGCGGCAGAAGCGGGCCGACGAGGAGCTGGAAAAGGCGCGCAAAATCAGAGGTATGCGCCAAGATTCCGGGAAAAAAGGCGGTCTTGCGAGGATGGCAAATGCTCAAGCAAATGCTACAGCAAATGCTCAAGCAAATGCTCAAGCAAGCGGTGAAGCAAAATCCAACACAACTACATATACAAGAAGTACAACCCCTGATACCTCACTACGTTCGGTATCAGCCGCTGACGCGGCGAAGCTGACCAAGGATGAGGTATGGAGCATCGGCAGGGCGATGCTCGCCAAGCAGGGGGCCGGGCCGAAGACGGCCGGCTCGTACCTCGGGCACTTGATCAAGAACCACGGCGAGGGGCAAGTGCTCGACGCGCTGCGCGCCGCCGCGGTGGAGCAGCCGGCGGAGCTGAAGGGCTGGCTGATCGGCCGCCTGAAGCCGAAGCCCGAGACTCGGACCGCAACGCGCGCTGCGATTGGCAGGGCGCTCGAAGGAGGACGCGACGATGGACCCCGCGACATCACCGCCGAAGGTACGCGACTGCCCAGCGAAGGCGATGGATGCGCTGTTCCGCAAGCTGGGCAGCTACTACGGGGCGCTGTGGCTTGATCGGTTGCAGGGGCAGGATCTGGACCGCGTCAAGTCGGATTGGGCGGAGGCGCTGGCCGACTGCACGCTGGTGCAGGTCGGGCGGGCGCTCGACGCCATGAAGGGCGAATTCCCGCCCACGCTGCCGGAGTTCCGCGAGCTGTGCCGGCAGTTCAGGGTCGCCCAGCCGTCGATGCGGCTGGTGTCCGACCAGAGGCGTGGAGTGGCGCCGGAGACGATGCGCCGCATCCACGAGATCATCGGCAAGAACGGAGGGATGCGATGAGCGAGGCAACAGGGGCAGTGCTGCGCGATGCCGGGATGGCGACGGCGATCGCGCACGCGGAGAAGATCACGGAGAGCTGGGGCGATCGCGCCGCGGAGCTGGCGCGGAAGTACGCGGCCAGCCACGCCGAGTTCGCCACCGAGGACCTGATCGCGCACGCGCGCGAAGTCGGGTTCCCGGAGCCGCCGGATCCGCGGGCTTGGGGCGGGGTCATCAAGCGGCTGGCGTCGACCGGCGTGGTCAGGGTGGGGCACTATCGGAAGTCCGTGGTGGCGCGGGCGCACTGCCGCCCGGTCATGGTGTGGTGGTCGTGCCGATGAGCGACGAGATCTCGGCGGTGTACGGCGTTGTCTCGCAGGTTCGGGACTACCCGTCGCAGCAGGTCAGCCGGGTGGTGGTCGAGGTGCCGATCGAGCACCACGTTTCGGTGACGCAGCTCCTGTACGGGGCGAAGGTGCTCATCACGCTGGCCCCCGAAGCGCTCGGAGACCGCCCCTACGGGCTGCTGGGGCCGCCGCCGCAGCCGCGCCGGCCCAAGGGTGGGCCGCTATCGGAGCTGGCCGGGCAGTGGTGCAGGGACCCGCGCTTCCACCGTTGGGTGCGCGCGCAGTTCCCGGATGTCGCGCGAGCGCTGCCTGACTCGACCCCGGGGGAAACGCTTTGTCGTGAAGCCATCCTCACCGTATGCGGCATCACCTCAAGACGGGAGCTTGACCACGACGCCTCCGCCAAGGGCGATTTCGACCGCCTCTTCCGGCGCCCTTTCATGAGTGCCGTCGGTAATAACGACGAGTGAAATCGCCACTGAAAAGGCATATGGACCGCGTCGTGTCGCTTGGGTGCGTGGTCTGCCGGAACTTGGGCTACGGCGAATCGCCGGCCGAGTACCACCACATCCGCGAGGGCGCCGGGGCCGGCGAAAAGTCGGGTGATTTTCTCGGGATTCCGCTTTGCCCGATGCACCATCGCAGCGGTGGCCACGGGGTGGCGTTCCACGCCGGGCAGCGGCAATTCGAGGCCGTGTACGGGTCGGAGCTGGACCTTTTGAACCAGACGATAGGCGAGCTGGCCTAGGGGCTGGGCCGGTGGTATCGTGGGGGCATGGAACAGAGGGTAAACTGTGGCCCGTACCGAGGCGTGCAACCCCCTGCGGTCACCCTGCATGAGTCTTCCTCCGACTCAAGCACTTCGAGGGCGCTTCGGCGCCCTTCTTTTTGGCGGACGACATGACCCTGAAAGACCGTGTTTTCAACCATCCGTACCTCTACAGTTCGTCGGTGGTTGCCAAAGCCTGCACGATCTTTGCGACCGTGATTTGGGCGCTGGTGGTGGTGTCCCGGGACGACGCCCTGTCCACCAACAAGAACTACGTCTACCTGCTCGACATCATCCCCAACGAGAATGTGTGGGGCGGCATCGCGCTGGCGGTGTCGGCGCCGCTGCTGTGGCGGCTGCTCTCTTGCGGCAGGCCGCGCGTGCTCGGGGTCATCGGCTACGCCGTGCTGGCCCTGCTGTGGACTTACCTGTGGTGGGGCATCGTCATCAACGGGAAGCCATGGCCCACCGGGGCGGCGGCGTCGAGCGTGGTGGCCGCGCTCTCCCTGTACGCCTTCATCAGCAACCCGCGCGACCGGACCGTTGCGCATCCGCCGTTGCGCAAGGATGGCGCGTGCCCGCTAACGGGTAAGCCGTGCGGGCGCGCGGAAGCCTATGACCACGGCAAGGCTGCATAAAATGCAAGACTTCGGGGTGGAGGACCCGGCCGGGAAATTGGCCTTGGTCACGGTTGCCGCGGCCGCCGCCTATCGGTTGTGGCTGCGCCTGCGCCACGACAACCGCACCGATCGCGCCGAAGCGCGCGAACACGCCGCCGAGGGCGACGTCATCGACGTGCTCCGGGAGGAGGTCGAGCGGATCTTGGGTCGGGTGCGGGCCTTGGAGGACGAGCTGAAGGACGAGCGGGTTGCCCGCTACGCGGCGGAGCGGCGCGGCGCCGAGCTTCAGATGCGGGTGGAGACGCTGGAACGCCGGCTGCGTGACCTCGGCCACGACCCCTGATGCCAGCCCGCCCGCACCCGCTGATCGCTGCCGGCAAGATTCTGGCCTCCGCGGTGGCCATCCTTGGCGCTGCCTTTGTAGTGCTGGACTACTTCGAGACGGCCAAGCACGCCCGGGAGGTCAACGAGGCGCAGGATCGGGCCGCCGCCGACCGCGCCAGCGCCGCGAAGGTGGAGTTCGAGCTGGCCCGCTTGCGTTCCGACCTGCGGGTCTATAGGCTACGGGCTGCGGCCTTGGAGAAAAGCATCTACGATGCCGGGGTCCGCCAGCAGGTTGTTGGGACGCGAGATCCGGTGTTGCAACAGACGCTGTTGCGCGACCAGATCGAGCTGGAGGCGGTGAACCGGGAGATCGCGGAGACGCGAGCGGCGATTCAGAGGCTGCGCAACGGGGGGTAGTGCATGAGGCTGGCGTGGGGGGCGCGGGTTTCCCAGCAGTTCCGACAACGGGCCGTGGCCGTGGCCATGGCGGTCGGCTGCGACCCGAATCACCTGATGGCGGCAATGGGCTTCGAGACGGGGCGCACGTTCTCGCCGTCGGTCCGAAACCCCAAGAGCAGCGCGGTCGGCCTGATCCAGTTCATGACCGGCCCAAGGTCGTGGGCGGTCGCGCACGGCTACACGCGCGAGCGTCTGGAGCAGATGACGCCGGAGGAGCAGCTTGGCGTCGTCGCCGAGTATCTGGCGCCGTACAAGGGGCGGCTCAACACCCTGTCCGACGTCTACATGGCGATCCTCTGGCCGGCCGCCGTTGGCTTGCCGGAAGACCACGTCATGTGGGACGCGGACGACCCCGAGTATTTCGCCAACCGGGGCCTCGACGTCGACGCCGACGGCAAGGTCACCAAGGCCGAGGCGGCCGGCAAGGTTCAGCGCGTGCTGGACGAGGGCTTGCAACCGGGCAACGTGTTCGACGATGACGCGGCCGCGCAGGCCGCCCCGAAGGAGGGACGCATGGGAATCGCACTCCCGCTGCTCGCGCAGCTCATCCCGCAAGTGCTCGGTCAGTTCAGCGGCCGCGCGCAGGCGACCATCGCCGAGAAGACCGGCGCCGACCCGAAGGTCGCCGCCGACTTCATGCAGGCGCTCATTGCGCAGGTCGGGCACGCGGTAGGCGTGCCGGTCGTCAGCGATGCCACTGCCACGCAGGCAGTGGGGGCGTTCACCGCGGCGCCGCCGGAGGACCGGGCCGCGAAGGCGGCCGCGCTGGAGAAGCAGGCGCTCGCCACGCTCGACGCGCTCCTGAAGTCCGGCGACAAGATGGCGGAATGGGACGCGGCGATGTGGGCGGCCAGAATCGCCGGCCGCGCTTCGGCGTCGAGCGTGGCCATCGCGGAGAAGGCGGCCGGGCTGTGGGACATGACGCCGTTCCTCGTCAAGAGCCTGCTGATCATGCTGTGGGGCATCGCGTGGGGCCTGCTGGGGGCGATCATCTACCTCATCATCGACCGCGAGACGCCCGATCCCGTGGTGCTGACCGCGCTGTTCAGCATGGCCGGCCCGATCTGGACCGGGGCGATCGTCGCCAGCGTGGTCGCCATCGTGGCCTACCGCTTCGATGGCACCAAAGAAAGCACGGAACAGAGCAAGGCCGTGGCCGACGCCATCCGACAGAGAGGTGGGCAGCAATGAAAATCACCATCGACATCCCCGATCACGGAACGCCGCAGTATGCTCTGCGGGCGCTGGCCGATGCGCTGCTGGCCGCGCTTGAGGCGCCCGCGCCGCAGCCGCCGGCCCCGCAGCCGCCAGCCCCGCCCGCGCCGCAGCCGCCGGCCCCGCCACCTTCGGGCAAGCTGAATTGGCACGACGAAATTCTGCGCGGCGACTACGGGCGCAAGCTGTTCGTCGCCGAGCACGGCGTCGTGGACGTGTTCCCGTTCGTGGTCAACGGCCCGCCCTACGCGCCTCGCGGGCCGCTGATCCAGACCAGTGTGTCCGAGAATCAGGGGCACCCGTGGCTGCGCATCGTCGCCATTTCGCGCACGCCGGGCGACGTCACCTACAGCAACGCGCTCGCTTGGGTGCGCGGCAAGGAGACGATGGCCACGATTCTGGCCGGGGTGGACGCGGCGGTCGGCGAACGGCTCTACATCAACACTCTCATCGACGAGCAGGGCGACCCCGACCTTTCGACTGCCAGCGGGATGTCCATCGTCTGGTCGCAGGCGGTCGAGTGACAGCGGGAGGCATCGGCGCGGATGCCGACTTCGGCCGCGGCGGCGGCGACCCGCTGGGCGGGCCGGACGCGCCCGGCGCGGGCGGGCCGGAGACGCCGGACTTCTCGGCGGTGCTGATGCAGTTCAAGGTGCGCGATCGCTACTACGGCACGCGCACCGTTCACATCAACTGGATCGACCCGCAAGGCGAGGCCGAGGAGCTTCTGCTGCGCCTGTGGCGCCTCTGGCACGCGGGCGAGGTCGAGCGCATCAACCTCGCGGGAGGCGCCAAGGAGCTGGGGGCGTGGTGACCGTCACCCCGCCACCGCCGTGACGAATCCCTTGCCCCTCCCTGCCAGCGCCCGCCGCACCTTCGCCAGCGGGATCAGTTCGCGGATGATGTCGCGCTGGGCGCGACGGTCGGCAGCGTGGTGCCCACCGAGGGCGCGGGCGGCGGCGAAGGCGGCTGCGGCGGCGGAGTCTGCGCCGGGGTCGGCGGCGGCGTCGGCGGCGAAGGCGGCTGCGGCTGTGGCGTCGGCGTAGACGGCAAAGGCGGCAAGGGCGGCGGCGAAGGCGGCACCGGCGGCGGCGTCTGACTCTTCCTTGTCCGCCCCGCGCAGCGCGCAGTCGATTGCCCACGCGCACGCGAGTTTCGACTCCTCTGACACCAGATGCCAGACGCGCAGCGCGAAGCGCCCAGCGCATTCGCGTGCGTCGATGCCCAATTCGTGCAGTAACCACAGCATCCAGTCGCTACGCTTACACTCGCGCCACGCCTGCTCTAGCGTGCGGTCGCCCACCCACTTGACGGCCTCTCGGCACGCGTCCATCGCCTTCAACTGCTCGCTGAATTTCACGGGTTCCTCCCTGCGTCGATGGCGGCGCGAGCAGTGTCGTATTCGTCTATGTAGCGTGACAGGTACGATCCGCGCATCGCATCGGCCGCCTCCACGCACGCCCGCAGCCGCTCGACCTCGGCTTGCGCGGCCTCAAGCTCTCCTGCGTGCTTGGCACAAATCTGTAGCGACTCGCGCGCTAGTGAGACTTCTGTGACCTGTTCATCCCGCTCCCGCGTGCGCTCCGCCAGTTCAGCGGTCAGGCGTTCGATGGTGGCGATGACGGGCAGCGCGCCGTGCCAGTTCCCCGGCTCGCCCTTGCCGCCAGTGCAGGCGCGGTAGATTTCCGCAATTGTGGCGTTCGCGGTGCGCGCTTCTTGCGCGTGTGCCTGCGCCTCGTTGCGGAGCGTTTTGCACAGATTGCGCGCCACGTTAAGCTCGCGCTCGATCCCGGCGCAATAGGCTGCGTGGTCGTCCCGCTCGCGCCGCGCCTCCGCCAGTTCGGCGGTCAGGCGTTCGATGGCGTCGGCAATTTCGACTCGGTGCATATGCGGGGACTCGCCCCACAAGAGCGAGAGGGCGCGCTTCGTATCCGGCGCGGGCGCATCGGGTGAGGGCGTGGTGTCGTCGGAGTTACCCGACGCAAAGGGGGTGGCAGCGCGCGTCCCACCGCTCCGTTGATTGGGTGAAGGCGGGGCAGGAATCGTCGCAGTGTCTCGCGCTGATTCGCTGGCCGGCTCGGAGCCGGGCACCCGATCCTGCCAGCCCTCGTTGATCGGAATCGCGCGTAGCGCAGCGGTAGCGGCGACGTTCTTGGCGTGCTGCCACGCCTGCCGCTCGGGCGTGCCGATGCGCGGCTCCCTCGGCGGGCAGCGCAGCCCCGCCTCGGCGACCCTGCTATTCCACTCCTTGATCACCACGCCCCGCGCCTCCTCCTCCCACTGCTCTTTGGTGCCGCTGCCGAGAGTTTGGATGCGAACTTCGCCACACTGCGCGCCGCACTCATCGCATTGCGCAACGCGCCAGCGAAACGAGCCGCCCTCGACAACCGAGACGCGGCTGCCGCCGCAGAACGGGCACGGCAACGCGAGGATGCCGGTCATGGCTGTTTCCTCCCTGCGCCGATGGCGGCGCGCATCCGTCCGCGTTCCATTTCCATTGCGTCCAGAATATCGTTGCTGCTCGGGTATCGCCCCCTTGCTACCATTTCCACAAAGGGCCAATACCGCTCCGCATCGGCTTCGGCTTGCTCGGCGCGAGAACTCAGCACCGCGGTGTCATAGGTGAGGTCATCGTGTTTGTTCAGCAACGCCCGCAGCCGCTCGCACTCGGCCCGCGCGTCGTCTAACTCTGCCAGTAGTGCGATAGGCTCGCCGCCGTGCTTGGCAACGAGCGTGTCGTGGTATTGATCGCGCTGCTGTCGCGCCTCCGCCAGTTCGGCGGTCAGGCGGGTGATGGCGGCGGCGGCGTCCTTCAAGGTGGCGCAGATCAGCAAGTCCTCGTCGTAGTCTGGTCGCGCTGGTATCGACATCTTGGGCGGGCGCCCAAGCGCGCACATTTCACCTATCATGTCCTGTGCTGCGCGCAGCCGCTCCACCAGTGCAGCATCGGGTGAGGGCGTGCTGCGGTTCACCGTGCGTGCGGCGCAGGTTCCTTCGTCCGTATCGTCATGGGGAGAGGGTGATAGCGTTGCTCGCGGTTTCCCACAGTTGACGACACAGCCAGCGTTGCGTGCGTCGTATTTCCATGCGTGCCAGCAGTAGCGATCATCCGGCAGTGGCGAAGCGGGCGAGGGCGGGACAGGCACATTGCGTTCCGGGTTATCCACCGTAGACCGCTCCTGCCCGCCCTCGTTGATCTGACACTCCGGGCAGGACCCGGCCATGATTCCGTGCGGGCAGGACGGCGGATCATCGTGCTTATCTACCAGCGCGCGCCAATCGGCCGAAGCCAAGCGTTCGCGCAGCCCGCCCCCGTTGATCGGTGCGGCGTTCGTTCCGACGGCCAACGCCTCAAATTCCTCGGCGTTGTCGGCGGTCTTGAAGCGACGGCGCAGCATTTCTATCGCTCGCGAGAGTCGCAGGTAGTCGGCAAGACCCTCTATCTGCCCACCCTGCTCCCTCGACGCGCAGCGCAGGCCCGCCTTCTCGCGCGCCCACTCCTCTAGCGTGATCGTGAGGTTGATGCGCGGGTCGTCGGCCGCTGCGGTGACCGCGCGTAATTCGTCGCAGCAGCGTCGCTCGCGCTCGATCCGCGCCACGGCGCAGGCGTGGTGGTACCGCCAGCAGCCGTCGTAGTGCGTCGCGCCCTCACCGGGCTTCTCCGCGCGCAGCCCCGCCTCGGCGGCGTCGCAGAGGGCGATGACGTGCGCGGGCAGTATCTCGATGGCTTCTTGCAGCGACAGCACCGCCGCCGTTGCTGTCGCCCGTTGTCGCAGCGCGTCAATCGCCTGCGCGATGCCGTGATTTTGACTGTCGCCCCCCATGGTGTACCCTCCTCGGTAGTGGTCCCCTGCAAGTGGGGATGGCGCGGTGCCCATGGCACGGACACCCCTCCTCGCTCGTGTCGGCGCCCCCGGTATCCCCTGCCGGGGGCGCCCGCCGGCCTTCATCATGAAGTATAGGCCAGCTACTCCGCGGCGTCCATTTCTTCCGACAGGATGTGGAGCACGGCGATCTTGATGGCGGCCGTGATCGACCTTTCGTCGCCCAGCGACACGATGTCGACGTCGTCTGGCGCGTGCGGGTAGTTGGAGAACATACGGAAGGTGTAGACCTCCCAGCCCGGCACGGTCTTGGTGCCGAGAATGGTGCTGACCGCGATCTGGCACGGGGCGATGTAGACGCTGTCGTCGATCACGACGGCGCCGAAGCCGGATCCGTCCTGCCATTCTTCTTCGGCGTCGAAGCGGACCCGCAGGTCTTCCCGCTTGATCGCCTTCAGCTTGGACTCCGTGATCTCGATCGCCGCCTCGAACTGCTGGTTCATGTGGCCTCCTTGGCTGGGATGACAATCATCCCATTGATGAGCTGTGCTTTGGGGTGTTGCCCGGTCAGCAGCAGGAACAGGCGCCAGCGCGCATAGTCCATGTTGCGCCGCCCGGATTCGTACTCGGCCCAGCGCGGCGCGGCGGACAGGTTCACCAGTGCCGCCGCTTGCGCGAGAGACAACTTGGCGCGGCGCCGCGCCGCCTTGATCTGCTCCGGCGTCGGCGGCTTGCCTTTCGGATCGGTCATGAGGCGGCTCCCTTGTTATGCGCGGGGATGGTGACCTCCTCGCGCCCGGCCCCGTGGCAGCGCGCGCACTGGATCGCGCGCGTGTCGCCGTCGGCGGTCGGGATGTCGATGTACCCGTGCCAGCAGGCTGGACACGGGACCCACTTGGTTTCCATGGGCCCCGGTTCCATCAGCCGTACACGATCGCGTTCAGGAGGCCGGCCTGCACGATGCAGTCGGCGGCCTCGGAGTCGATGTCCGCATCATCGTTGGCGGGAGCGGTGGCCACTTGGGCGAGCAGGTCCGGGCGCAGGCGGATCTGCCCGCCCAAGATGCGCTCGATGCCCTTGCGGATGGTGTCGTAGGTCACCGTGCCCACGAACCCGGCCTTCGATTCCGGGTCGTCGCGGTCGACTTCCTCGTCGTCGTAGGCGTCGAACGACACATAGCCCCAATCGGTGCCCTCCGTGCGCTTGATGTCGCCGGCACAGCACCAGTAGCCGATGCCGCCTTCGAGCGCGGTACACATGATGTCGGCGCAGGTCTGGTCGGTGATCTCTGCCTTGATGGTGATCGTGCTCATTGGTTCACCTTGTCGCAGAGACGTTCGATCTCGGCGTCCAGCAGCGGGACGAGCACGCCGCAGTCGGTGGCGATCTCGGCGAATTCGTCCGCCGGGTCATAGGGGCGCACTTGCCACGCGCGCAGGGCGGCGAGGATGGTGGCCAGCTCGCGGCGGTTGACTCGGATGATGATCGTTTCCATTGGCTCTCCTTTCATTCGTAGCGGGGGATGACGTCGGGGTACGGGCGCGGCGGGTGCTGGGTCAGCATCGCCTCCAGCGCGTAGTCGCAGAGCACGCTGCCGATCTGCCCGTAGGGGCCGCGGGCCTCGTTGTCCGCGCGGCACGCATCGTTGAGCGTGTTCACCAGCTCTCGGGCGTGATGGCCGTTGAAGAACGTGGTGTGGCGCCCGACGGGGTAGCCGCAGTCGTACCACCAGCCCCCCTCCTCGGGGCCGCCGAAGGCGCGGTTGGTGGAGTACACGGCGACGTAGAGCATCCGCGCGGCCTTGCGCTCGCGGCGCGTCTTGGGCGCGCGCGGCGCCTTGGGCGCCGGCTCGGGGCGGTACTTCGCCTCCTGCTCTAGCCGCTGCCGCTCCAACCCGGTGAGCTGCCCGGCCTGCTGGGCCTTCGACAGCATGGTGGAGAACAGGTCGCCCAGCGGCGCCAGCTCGCGCCGCCGCAACCCTGCGTCGTGCCGCTCGCGCCAGATGATCTGCGCGAAGCAGCGCAGCCGTTGGTATTCGGTGTTCATGTCAGCCCTCCTTCCTTACGAACGGGGTCGAATCATTCAGCTTCGAGAGGAGCGCGCGGCCTTCGTATTGCACGCCGGCCAGCCCCTCCGCGATGTCGGCCACGCTCCCGTTGATCTTCAGCACGCGCAGCAGGAAGGCGGCCAGCTCGGGCGCCGCCGCGATCAGGACGGCATTGGCCGCCGTCTCGTAAACGTCCCGCTTCATGCTGCTCGGGAACGAGGCCACGCTGCGCCCGTTGCTGTCGTTGACGCCGAAGCCGGCGTAGCCTGCCTTGCTGCGCACCAACCACGGACCGGGGGTGTGGATCACGACTCCACCTCCTCGCGGTGGTTGTCCGCGATGCGCACGCAGATCTTGATAAGCCGGCGCCGGGCGGCCACCTCCTCGTCGGACTCCAGCGAATCGTTCATGTGCTCCCAGCAGTCGCGCAGGTCGGACAGGGTGTTCTGGAAACGGCAGTAACCCATGTTGCTCATTTGGCCCTCCTCTTGGCGTTGAGTTTGGTCATGCGCTCGGCCAGCACGCGGCTGCGGAGCGCGATGTCGTACACGTCGGACAGGCGGATGTACTCCGCCCGCTGGGTCCGCGCCGGGCGCAGCATCAGCATATCGCCGGGGAGCAGCGACACGACGAGCTTGCGCCCGCGCGCGTCCGCGTATCGCCCGACGTACTCTCGGGCGGTGACGCGGGTGGTCTTGCGGGTGATCGGGGTCATTTGGCCTCCGGCTTGGCGCCGTGCGGGCGCCAGCTATCGCGCAACCACGACAACGGCCCCGCCTCGAAGACCTTGCTCTCCGTGCCGTCTTTCTTGAGCAGGCGGATGATGATGTCCCCCGGATCGGGGCGTTGCTGCCAACGAAGGCGATTCGGGCGCACCGATTGATCCGACCACACCTCGATCTTGCCGAGCCGCCCGGTGGGGCGCGCTTCCCGTTCCATGCCGTATTTGTAGGGGCGCGTCCATTCCGCCACGACGGTCCCGGCCGGCAGCCAGCCAGCGTTCGAGATTGCGGCGGCCACCCGGGCTGCGTCGAGCGCCAGCCTCGCGTCGCTTTTGGCTTTGTCTGCGGCGGTGATCGCGGCGCCGAAATTCGCGTCAGCCTCGGCGTACAGCTTGCGCAAGGCGTCGGCGCGGGCCGCTTCGATGGCCTCCTTGCGCGGGAGGATGAATTCGTCCCTCGCTTGGCGCGCCTTGGCGAGTTCCTCGCGCGCGGTGGCGAGTGCCTCCTTGAGTGAGTCGATCATGCCACCTCCTTCAATCCGTTGAGTCGATCGAACTGGCGCACATAGGCGCGCAGGTCCGTCTCGCTGGGGATCTGGAGCACGACCGGCGCTTGCCGGGTCGGCTTGCACCAGCTCGGGTACACGTTGGCGGGGGGCTTCTCCAGCATCTTGCGGAAGCGCTCCCGGGCCAGATATTCGGCGTGCATGGTCAGGTGGACGGCCGCCTTCTTGGCCAGCCTATCGCCGTCCAACCGCACGAACTCGCGGAAGGTGCGGCGAGCCTTGTCGGCCGGGGAGGCGAACAGGGCGCGCATGATGGCGAGGCGTTCCTCCTCCTCCTTCTGCGCGGCTTCGTACCGGCGGCTCATAGCCACGCCCCGGAGGAGAGGAAGCGCACCGCCTCGTCCATCGTCACCGGGCCGTACAGCACCTCGGCGATGGTGTCCGTGTTGGGCAGGAACTCGACCACGGCGAAGCCGGTAGCCGGCGGCGGCAGGGGCGCGCGCTCGGCGCTGACGATTCCGATGTCGCGGCTCACTTGCCCACCTCGCGCGCCTTGATGGTCGTCGGCGCGTTGGTGCGCAGGCCGGCATAGTTGCCGTCTGGCCACTGCGCCGGGCAGATGCCATCCAGCACCAGTTCGATCGCGTCCTGCTCGCTTTCCGCGGTGACCTCGACGAAAACGTGGTCGGTCTTCGTGCGGGTCAGGTGTACCTCGTACTTTCGCATAGCCCCTCCTTTCAGCCGTACTTCACGACGACGAGGATGGCGCCCGATCCGCCCCGGTCGTCCATGACCTTGATGGACGTGGCGAGGCCGCGTTCCAGCTCGGCTCGCACGATGCTCAAGACGGATTCGACCGAGACGACCTCGCGCGTGTAGTCGCGGAGGACGGGCTGCGCATTCAGCGGTTGCATGGCTATCCTTTCCGGTTGTGGGCCAAGTCGGCACCCCACTGCCCCGCACGCGGGGCGGCAGGCTGGCGGCTAGGCGAGCGGCGGGCCGAGAAGGTCGCCGATGGTGGTCGGGGCGTTGATGAGGCGTTCCATGTTGGTGATCGCCTCGTCCAGAGCGGCGCGCTGCCTCATCGCCAGAGTCAGCCGGTCGATCAGCTCGCCGCGCGTCAACAGGACCGGCCCGGGCGGGATGACGGACCGCGTGGCCGGGCACCAACCGTGTTCCATGTCGTGCAAGATCAGCACGCCGGCCACGTTGATTTTGTCCTTCAGGGTTGTGCGGTTGATCTCCATCACTCCTCCTTGAAAACGGCCAAGATGAGGTGGCCGGGGTTGGCGTCGATGGTCTGCTCGACGGCGTGCGACCGGCTTTCGGCCGCGCACGCGAAGAACTCGGATTCGTCGAGGCCGGCTTGGTGTTCCACGATGTAGCGGAACAGCTCCTCGTTGTTGTTGACGTCCTCCGGGTGCGGCACGGCCGGCCCGCGGTAATGCGGGTTGCGGTGCCACACGTCGCGGTCGGAGAGGAGCCACGGCAGGTCTTGGCGCATGGCGCCGACGTTATGCACCCACTCCTGCTCGGCCTCGTCCATCGTGGCCGGGCGGTCGGCCCCGGCCGCCTCGAAGGCGTCCCGGCCGTCGTAGCCGTCGTCGTATTCGTTCGGGAAGCGGCTCACTTGGCGTTCCTCAAGGCGCCGATGGTCCGCGGCGTCCAATGCAGGTCGAGTTCCACGAGCGGGTGCCGGCACAACTCGGCCACGTCGATGTAGCCCAGCTCGCGTTCGCCCAAGTCGGCCAGCCCGAAGCAGTCATCCGGGCCGTTGGACTCGGTGATCCACCAATCGCCGTTGGGGGCGAAGTAGTGGAGCAGCGCGAGGGCATCGTCACCCTGCTTGTCCGTCTGGTAGAGCTTGGGCATCCCGGTGATCGTGCTGGCCAGCTCGGCCAGCTTCGAGAAGAACCATGCCCCCTCCTCGCCGGCCAGCGCGCTGGCGATATGGCGGTGCTGGGCCAGCGGGATGAAGGGGGTAGCCGCAGCGATGTTGGTGCGCTTGTCCATTCAGTCTCCTTTCGTGAGGGTGGCGCGGCGGGCCAGCTTGGTGCTGATCTGGCCGTCGCGGTGCATGGCGTCGATCCATTCGACAAAGGCCACGCGGGTGTCGGTCGGGTACATCAGCCCGGTGCCGGTGTAGTCGCGGATGCGGCGGCGGGGCAGCCCCGGGTTGCCCTGCCAGAACTGCGCGCGCAGGGCGCGGAGGCTGGTGATCATCGCCGGTCGGCCGACACGAAGGTCTTGGGCGTCACGACGACGGGGGTTCCGTACATCCCGCCCATGTTCAGGACGACGGTCCCGGCCTCGGGGTTGCAGAGCAGCGGCTGCGCGCGCCCGCGGCGCAGGATGCCGAAGCGGTCGCGGAACGACACCATGTCGCCGCCGCGGACCGCGCCGAAGGTGTTGATCTTGGTCATGCTGTGGTCCTCCGTTGTGGGTTGGTGGGGCACTTCTCCCGGCCCGCTGCGACGAGCCGGGGGCAGGGTCCTACCTCACGATGGAGTAGCGGTAGCCGCCGTAGCCGTGCAGTTGCATCGCGGCGAGGGCGTCCACCTCGGTGGGGTCGTACCCGCTGGCGGCGCCGGCCATGGCGGCGAGGGGGCGGCCGTCCTTCACGAACAGGCGCCCGGCTTCGAGGGTGTAGGGCATCAGTAGTCTCCGTGAATGTTGAGGGCTTCGCGCTCGCTGGCTTCCCAGCGGGCGAGGGTGGCGGCTGCCGCGCGCTCCTCTTGGGCGGCGCGCTCGGCGCGCTCGGCGGCGCGTTTCCCGGCCGCGCGGGCGATCCGAAACAGCGGGTGCAGGTGCCACGGCAGGGGGGCGTCGAGCCACGGCGTGCGGCGCTCGCCGCAGGCGACGAGGGCGTCCACCGCCACGCCGTCGTCATGGTCGATGCGGCCGTCGGGGGAGCCGAAGCCCGGGCGCAGCCACGCTTTGGCGCGGCCGGCCCGGGCGGCGGCCACCAGCACCGCGATGACGCGCGGGTGCGCGGGGTTGAGGGGGGAGCCGAAGGTCGAGCGGAGCTTCATCAGACCCTCCGGGTGCCCGGGTTGACGAGGGTGACCCACAGCCGGGCGCTGATCTCGTGCGCCTCGGCGGGGAGCGCCACGCCGCTGGCGGCGGTGACCTGCTCTGCCATGGCGCGGGCATGGGTCAGCTCGGCGAGGGCGAACAGGGCTGCGTCGAGGGCCGCCTTCCCCTCCGCGGAGAGGGGGAGATTGGCCAGCCTGCGCAGCAGGGACTCCGAGAGCCGCAGGGGGTCGTGAGCGCTCACGCGAGCCTCCCGATGTTGTGCTTCACCCACGCCCGGTTCCGGTAGGCGTCGCTCCGGGTCTGCTTCCCCTTCCCACCGCAGGCGTAGCACTTCCCCACCTTGCCGGTGAAGCGCCCATTCTCGATGCTGCCGTGCCCGTAGAACAGCCCCGACCCACCGCACTTCGCGCAGGTCTTGGTGTCCGCGTTGCCCTTGTACGACGACGGTTCGCAGTAGTACATTGTGGCTCCGTAGTTTGGTTCGCAGAGCGGAATTGCCCTACACCTTCACTATACGCATAGCGTAGTACCCTGGCAAGGAATTTATATTCATGATGAAGGCGCCTACCATAGCCTGCGGATATAAGCCGAATGACTGATCCACTAGGCAAGACTACGGCCAAAGACGTCCCGGCCGGAAAGCGCGCAAAGCCCGGAATTGATTGGGAAACCATCGAACGGGAATACCGCGCCGGCATCCTCTCCCTGCGCGACATTGCCGCCAAGCATGGGCTATCGGAAACCGCTATCCGCAAGCGGGCCAAGAAGCACGAGTGGGAACGGGATCTGACCCAGCGGGTGCATGAGAGGGTTCGCACGGCCCTAGTTCGCAGTGTCGAGGCCAGAGGGGATAATGCGCACCAAACCAAGACCGAGCGGGAGATCGTCGAGCAGGCCGCCGCCACCGTCGTGGAGGTAGTACGCCAGCACCGGGAGGACATCCGGAGGACGGCCGCACTGGTGGCCCGCCTCACCGAGCAACTGTCGGATGCCGCCGACTGCCGGGAGCGGTTGCGGGACCTGATCGAGGAGGAGACGGCCAAGGATCGGTCGCCCAACCGGCGGGTGGCCATGCTGCGAGCAGTGGCAATCCCAGCCCATGCCGGGACGGCGAAGGACCTATCCATCGCCATGAAGAATCTGGTCGGGCTGGAGCGGCAAGCCTTCAACGTGCCGGCCATAGATCCGGATCCGCCGCCGGCCGGGGACGACAAGGATGCCGGGGACGACCCGGGCTTGATGGCGGTGCTGACCCGGCTATCGACGCTGACCGGGGCGCCCATCGTGACCGAGGGCGGCGAGCAGGCGGTCGAGCAGACGCCAGAGGACGACGGGGGGGGCGATGGCGGCGAAGCGGCGCAAGCGTAACCGTCACCTCGAAGCCCTGCTACAGGTCCAGTGCCGGGCCTGCCCATTCGACAAGATCGGCGGGGTCTACCATTACGTCATCGAGCAATACGGGGACTACGGCCGGGCGATGCTGGGGCGGGTGGATCGGTTCTACCTGCTGACGGTCCTGCTGCACCGGCCTGACGCCATCCATCCGTGGCTCTATGCGCGCTGCCGGGAAGTCGAGGCGGCCACGGACGGCCATCTGGACCTGTGGGCGCGGGAACACTACAAGTCGACCATCATCACCTTCGCCGGGGCGGTGCAGGAGATCATCCGGGACCCCGAGATCACGATCGGCATCTTCAGCCACACCAAGCCGACGGCCAAGAAGTTCCTGTTGCAGCTCAAGAGCGAGTTCGAGAGCAACGAAGACCTGAAGCGGGTGTACCCGGACGTGTTCTACGCCAACCCGCGGCGCGAGTCGCCGGCATGGTCCGAGGAGAAGGGGATCACCGTTCGCCGGGCTGGGAACCCGCGCGAGGCGACCGTCGAGGCGCACGGGCTGGTGGACGGCCAGCCGACCGGCAGCCACTTCCGCCTGCGCATCTATGATGACGTGGTGACGCTGGAGAGTGTGAGCACGCCCGAGCAGGTACAGAAGACCACGGCCGCCCACGACATGAGCGACAACCTCGGCGCGCGGGGACCGGACGGTCGCAAGCGGGCGTGGCGCGTGGGCACCCGCTACAAGTTCGGGGACTCGTACCAGACCATGATCGACCGGAGGACCGTGAAGGTCCGCCTGCATCCGGCCACGGAGGACGGCACGCCGAAGGGCAAGCCGGTGTTTCTGTCGCAGGAGGCGCTGGACACCATCCGCCGTGACCAGCCGAGCGCCATCTTCGCGGCCCAACAGCTCATGAACCCGGCCGCGGGCGTCGAGGCGATGTTCCAGCAGGGCTGGCTCCGGTTCGCCGACATCCGGCCCGCGACCCTGACCGTCTACATCATGTGCGACCCGGCATCGAGCCGGAAGAAGGGCCGGGACAACACCGCGATCATGGTCGTCGGCATCGACGCGACCCGCAACAAGTACCTGCTGGACGGCTACAGCCACAAGATGGGCCTGTCCGAGCGCTGGACCAAGCTCAAACAGCTCTATGGGACGTGGAGCAGCGCGCCCGGGGTCCAGTTCGTGAAGGTCGGCTACGAGCGCTATGGGCTGCTGGATGCGCTGGAGCACTTCGAGGAGCGGATGCTGCTGGAGCGAGTGGGCTTCGAGATCGTGGAGTTGGCGTGGCCCAGCGAAGGCGGGAACGCGAAGTACGACCGGATCCAGCGGCTGGAACCTGACTTCCGGGGCGGGCGGTTCTACCTCGCCGCCGAGCCGTTCCGCGTGGTGAAGGACGCCGACGGGACCGAGCGGCAGGAGCGGATCGACGAGACGCGCAACCAGAGGATGGTGCGCGAGGCCGGACAGGCGTATCGTGTCTTCCAGCCGACCGTGCGCATGGACCACGAGGGCAATCTGTACAGCCTGAACAAGGCGTTGCTGGACCAGTACCTGCGCTATCCCTACGTCAATCACGACGACAATCTGGACTGCCTGTCCCGGATCTACGACATGGACCCCGAGCCGCCGATCATCGTGAACCCGAGCGTGCTGGAACCGGAGGTTTACACCGATGGCGCCTGACAACCGACACGCGCGGCTGGCGCGGCGCTGCGGCTACTGGAGCGCAGCGCGGCGCATGGCCAAGAGCGGCTATCCGCTGGAGACGGCGCTGCGGCGCCTGCTGGGCGTGCGGCCGATCCCGGTGCTGACCGAGCGCGCGCCGCTGCTGATCCGCTGGTGGTTCCGATGGAAGATGCGGGCTTGACGCTGGGCGTTGATGCCGTCATCATGGCGGGAGCCATCCTGCTGTGGGTGGGTGGCCTGTGGTTGGTCCTGATCCGCATGGGGGTGAACGATGGCGACGAAGAAGGTCAAGGCAGTGGTGGCGACCAAGCCGCCGAAGGCAGTGGTGGCCACGAAGAAGGTGGCGCCGCCGAAGAAGGTCGTGGCGCCGCAGGATGGGATGGCGGGCAGCTCGAACAAGCTGCCGCGGCAGGCGCTGCACGCACGCGGTCGGAACCGCGGGATGGGGAAGTGCTGACGGAGGGGTCCATGGCGCTCAAGGGGAAGCGGAAGACGGTGGTGTTGCGGGTGTACCGCGCGGTGGACGGCTGGCGCTGGCGTCTGATCGCGGGGAACGGGAAGATCGTGGCGGACTCCGGCGAGGCTTACGTCAAGCGGGCGACGGCCGTGGCGCGGGCGAAGGCGCTGGAGTCGCTGGTCGCGGCGGCGCGGCTGGAGGTGGACGAGTGAAGCCGTGGATGCGTTGGGTGCAGTTCGAGATCCTGCTGGGGGTGGCCGGGCGGTATCTCGGCTTCCAGCTTGGGATCAGCGACTACGCCCGGGCCTACACGCTGAACTTGGTGGCGGGTCGGTGGCGACGAGGCTGGGTGCTGGCGGACGCGCAGAACGGCTGGTCGCCGCGGCGCGCGTGGTCATGAGCTGGCCGAATCCGGCGGCTCTGGTCTGCCGCGCCGACGTCAGGCGCGGCCTGCACAGCTACCGCTGCCAGAACGAGGCGAAGAAGGACGGCTACTGCCTCGTCCATCACCCGGAGCGGCAGCGGCAGCGGCAAGCCAAGCGGGAGGCCAAGATCGAAGCGTGGCGGGCGTCGTGCGCCGCGGAGGCGCGGACCAAGCTCTACGCCGAGCGCTACGCCTTCCTGCGGGAGCAGGGGGCGCGGCAGTTCAACATCACGCCCGAGCAGTACGACGAGGGGGTCGAGCGGGCGATGCGAGAGGAGGGGCGATGAACATTCTGGCGACGTTCGGGTTGCCGCCGGCCGTGATCCGCATGAAGGCGCGGCAGGCCGAGCGGGAGGAGCGGGTCATCCTGCGCGAGCGACTGACGTTCATGGAGAGCGTGGCCGCCCAGCACCGCGCGGACATGGAGGCCATGATGAAGCGGGTCCGGGTGGACGAGGTGGTGGGTCCGCCCACGGAGATCCTGCAATGAACCGGCGCGGGTTCCTGAAGTCCATCGCGGCGGCGCCGCTGGTGGCGTTCGTGCCGGGGGTCCTGTGGATCCCCGACCAGAAGCTGGCAGTGCCGGAGCTGAAGACCGCGCTGGCCCCGCTGGCCGAGGCGATCGGGGAGGAGGCCGGGATCTACGGCTTCGCGGTCCCGGCGCACTGGTGGGCCTTCGAGCGCTACCGCCAGCAGATCTGGTGGGACGCCCACTACCACTTCCCGGCCCGCAAGCCGGTGGTCATCATCACCGGGGACGCGGCCGGCCTGAAGGCCCTGCCGTTCCGCTTCGCGTGGCACGGGGCCGGGCTGCCCCGGGACGGCGGACAGGAGCTGCCGGTCGTGCAGACGTGGGCCAACGGGGAGGAGCTGGAACCCCAGCTATGGCTGGCATGACCAAGCGCGGCGATATGCGCTGGGACGAAACCGAGCTGGCCGAGTACGCGGCGCGCCGGCAGCGCTGGAAGAAGGCCAGCCAGATCGACGAACCGCAGCAGGAAGAACAGGAGGGGGAATGGCCGGTTGGATTGGAGTCGACCTCGACGGCACCCTAGCCCGTTACGAGGGCTGGCTGGGTCCGGAGATCATCGGGGAGCCGGTCGCCCCCATGCTGGAGCTGGTCCGGCAGTGGCTGGACTGCGGGCGGGAGGTGCGCATCTTCACCGCCCGGGCCAGCGTGCCGGCGCAGATCCCGCCGATCGAGGAGTGGTGCCTGCGCCACCTCGGCCGGGTGCTGCCGGTGACCAACGTCAAGGACTTCGGCATGATCGAGCTGTGGGACGACCGCTGCGTCCGGGTCATCACCAACAAGGGGAGGCCCTGCTGTTGAGCGCCCCCGCCGAAAGCGACCAAGACGTGGCCGACCGCCTGCGCGCCCTGCGCCAGAAGATGGGGGTGTCACAGCAGGAGTTCTGCCGCCAGAGCGGGGCTTCGCTCTCCACCTTGCAACGCTGGGAGCGGGGGGATAAAGTGACCCCTGCGGCCAAGTGGCTGATCGAGCTGATGGAGCTGCGATGGACCAAAAGGTGAAAAGCAGCGTGCGCCTGTGGTCGACCGAGGTCGCCATGGCCGACGCCGCGGACATCGCCGACACGGGGCAGCAAGGGGTGGTGGCGCTGGTCGAGCGCGCGCCGTACCCGGCCGCCTACGAATTCTCCAACGGGAGGAAGTTCCGTGACGGCCCCAAGCCAAGCTGACAACTTCGAGTCCGTGGATATGTTCAGGACCGCGGCAGCGTTCCCGGCCCCGGTGTTTCACGTGAAACAGCCCGGCGTCGTGGTGCCGTTCCCCAACCCCCTCGGCTTCGACTACATCGCCGGCCTGATCAGCGAGAACCCGTGAACCCCGCCCTGCGCGAGGCCACCTCCGGCCACGAGGAATACGACGCCCTGCCGGCGGCGGTGCGCATGGCCTACTCGGTCACCGAATGGCTCTGGCTGACCGACCGGCAGAAGGCCGAGCTGGTGCGCGGCGAGTGCGAACCCGAGCACTACGTCGACTGATGAAGCTCAAGCTGACCTCCATCATGGCGGCCGTCGGCGCCCTGTTCGGGCCGGTCCCGCCGCCGCGCCTCACCGCCAAGCAGCGGCGCTCCTACAAGCACCCGCCGCCCGGGCAGGGCGAGCGCGAGAAGGCCCGGCGCGTACGCCAGCGCCAGAAGACATGAACCTCATCATCGCCACCGACCCCGGCTTCGAGCTGGACGCGCGCGCCCTGTCGGAGCCGGTCGGCCAGCTCTTGGCCAGCACCTACCCCGGCTACCGCTGGCGGGTCGAACCCCATCCGCACCCCACCAAGCCGTTCGTGGACATCCGCTTGGAGGCCGGCCATGCTATGTTCGGGGCCACGATCAAGCCGTGGCAGTTCTACTCCGCGTCGAGCTACCGCGCCAAGATCGTCGAGATCGGCGGCGAGCTGCTGGAACGCTTCCACCTGAACCGGCGCGCCTTCGACGAAACCGAGTTCGTGGCCAGAAAAAAGAACTTCGCCGGCATCATCCTCCCGGACCTGTAAATGCTGACCTCCGCCCCGCTCGACAATCAGGACCAGACGAACGGGGCAGTCGTCACTGCCGGCGCGGTCGATTGGCTGGCGCTGTCGCGGGCCGCGTGGCGGTCCTCGACCAACTACTTCGACACCGCGGTGCGCAAGACGGTGATCGACAACCTGCGCCAGTTCCAAGGCCAGTTCCCGCAAGGCTCGAAGTACCTCTCCGACGCCTACCGCGCGCGCTCCCGCTTCTTCCGGCCGAAAACCCGGTCGGTGGTGCGCAAGAACGAAGCCATCGCGGCCGAGGCGTTCTTCTCCTCGGAGGACGTGATTTCGATCAAGGCGCAGGACGAGGACGACCCGATCCAGCGCGCCTCGGCAGAGGTCAACAAGGCCCTGCTCCAGTACCGGCTCACCAAGAAGGGCAAGGTCGGCATCCCGTGGTTCTCGCTGGTCATGGGCGCCTATCAGGACGCCCAAGTGCAGGGCATCGTCTGCTCGTACCAGTATTGGGAGAAGAACGACGCCAAGGGCATCGACCGCCCGCAGTGCGCCCTGAAGCCGATCGAGAACATCCGCTTCGACCCGTCCGCAGATTGGTGCGACCCGGTCAACACCTCGCCGTACTTCATCGAAATGATCCCGATGTACGCCAAGGACGTGAAGGCGCGCGCGACCATCGTGGATCCGGTCACCCGGCAGCCGCGCTGGAAGAAGATGAGCGACAGCGACCTGCTCAAGGCGTCGGCGCACAACTCGGAGGTGGTGCGCCTCCAGCGCGAGCACGGGCGGATCGATCCGCGCACCGCGTCCAACGCGATCACCGACTTCACGATCGTGTGGGTCCACCGGAACATCATCGAGGTCGACGGCCGCGATTACGTCTGGCACACCCTCGCCGACATCGAAATGCTCGACGAGGCGCGCCCCATCGAGAGCGTGTGGTTCCACGGGCGCCGCCCCTACGTCATCGGCTTCTCCGTGCTGGAGACGCACCGGCCCTATCCCCCCGGCACCGTGGGGCTGGTGGCGCCCGTGCAGGCCGAGCTGAACGAGAACGCGAACCAACGTCTGGACAACGTCAAGTTCGCCATGAACAAGCGCTACTTCGTGAAGCGCACCGCGGCCGTGGACCTGCGCAGCCTCCAGCGCAACGTGCCGTCGTCGACCACGATGATGAACGACCCCGACAAGGACGTGCGGATCGTCGAGACGAACGACGTCACCGGCTCCGCGTATCAGGAGCAGGACCGGCTGGCGCTCGACTTCGACGACCTCGCCGGGTCCTTCTCGCAGTCGTCGGTGCAGAGCAACCGCAAGCTCAACGAAACCGTCGGCGGCATGAACATCCTGACCAAGGATGCCTCGCAGGTCACCGGCTACCAACTGCGCACCTTCGCCGAGACGTGGGTCGAACCCGTGCTCGAACAGCTCCTGATGCTGGAGCAGCGCTACGAAACCGACATGGTCGTGCTCGCGCTGGCCGGGAAGAAGGCCGACATCTACCAACGCTTCGGCGTCGACCAGATCACCGACGAGCTGCTGATGCAGGAGCTGACGGTGAACGTGAACGTCGGCATCGGCGCCACCAACCCGCACGACCAGCTCCAGAACTTCATCAACGGGATGACGGCGCTCCAGAGCCTGCTGGCCTCCGGGGTGTTCGACCGCTACGGCGCCGACATCAAGGAGATCATCAAGGAGGTCTTCTCCAAGCTGGGCTACAAGGACGGCAAGCGGTTCTTCCCGGACGAGACGGACCCGCGGATCTCCGCCATGCAGGCCACGATTCAGGAACTCCAGAAGGCGATCGAGGCGAAGATGCCGCCCGAGGTCATCGCCGCCACGGTCAAGAAGCTCGAAGCGCAGTCGAAGAAGGAGCAGCAGGCGGCGGTCAAGCTCGGCGTCGAGGCCATGTACTCGGCCATCCAGACCGCCGAGGTCATTTCCGCGGTGCCCCAAGTGGCCCCGGTCGGCGACAAGGTCATGCAGGCGTCCGGCTACCAGCCGCCGCAACCGGCCGGCGTCGACCCCAACCTGCCGATCCCCGGCGGCCCGGCCGCGGGCCTCATGGTCGAGCCGGTGGCCAACCGCCGGACGGGGATCTCGTTCCAGCCCGGCGCACCGGGCGCGGCGGACGCGGGCGACACCT